GTAGACATTCCACCACCCATTTTTTTTACTCTGCCACCAACCTTCATTCCTCTAGGTTCAGCGACTTGTTTGTTAAATCTTGGATTTGCCATTATTTTTTTCCTCCGTTGTTTCTAAAAATTTGTGTACCCTTTATTCCATAAATGCTCGCAACGACAAGGATCCACAAATTTGTAAACCAGCTCGGGAGTGCCGCGAAGTGTTCAAAGAACACATTCACTTTTTCCATAGCTGATGGATCGTCGCTTACAGTCGCCCAGGCCAAAATCGCGATTGGCGCCGAGAGAATTATCAAAACTGCCTCGTCCTTCCAATCTGACTGACGGGCTTCTAAAAGTTTGCCTTGGTAAGCTTCCTTACCTTCGGCCATACGAGATGCGTGCATAAGCTGTGCATCTGACATAGCTATCTTCGTCTTCTGCTTGTTAGCATAAATTTTACTACCAGCAGAAACGGCTAATTTAATTGCCGATAACCACATATTAGTACCAAGTAGCTTTTACAGGTTTTTTGTCAGGTCTCATTCTTCTTGTACCTCTAACTTCAACCGTTTGTGATGTAAACGGATCAGTCATTTCTACAGGAATCCCACCTTGTTGCTCACCTTTTGAGTTTGCACCAAGTTCAGGAACAACTTTTACGTTGTCTCGACCTTTGTTTATTTTTTTAACCATAGTTTTCTCCTTAATTTGATTTATATCTATTTTTTCTTAAAATTTCTACCGAAATCGTGAATCTTGCTTTGATCAGACATTGTTTGTTTAGCCAAAGAGACTCCTGCACGTAGTCCAGCCAGGTCTTCATTCTGTTCTAGCTTTTCATCGTGTTGTTGGTCATTCATCATCGCTCTCATAGTGTCTAAATCCAATCTTGCTTCTCTATTCATAGCTTGTTCTTGATCGTTTTTAGCTTTTATGTCTAATTCACGTGATTTTAGTTTTAATAATGGATCACCACCTACTTCAGAACTAATTTTGTCCTCTTCTTTAGCGTAATCTATCATCATTTCTGCAATTAACTTCGCTTTTCTTGATTCAATAGTTTGTGTTAGTTGTTGAACACGTTGTTGCATCTGCATTGCTTGTGGATTTTGTTGCATCATCATAGGATTTTGCATCATTGGTGCCATTTGTTGTTGTATCATTTGCATTTCTTGTATCTCTTCTACAAATTCTAACTGAATTTGCTCTTGTGCCATAAATGAAATGTGTTCAAGTATGTTTTTTTGCAAACTCATCATTGCTGTAGGATTATTTTGTACCATAGAGATAGACATAAAACTTAAATGCGCATCAATGTGTGCTTTGTGGTCTTGTCCTGGAAATGCTTGAAAAGGTTTTCCATTAATTGCCATTAAATTTTCTAATGCCGGGTCCATTGGTTGTGGTGGAGCAGGCGGTGGCAAAATTGCATTTACATTTTTCACACCCAGCGCATCATACATAGATCTATACGCTTGGTATAGGTTATGTATACGAGGATTTGACTGCGCTAGTTGTAATTGACTTTGTGCGATTGAGATTCTTTGAGTCTGTGAGAAGATGTTTGGATCTGCTACAGGTAAGATATCTATTCTGTCATCAAAGTCTTGTACTTTAATTTCACGTCTTGCACCTGGTACATCGTAAGGATACACCGGTGGTAAGTATGTTTTAAATACTTCTGCTAATAATTTAAATTCTTGTTTAAGTCCTACATATATTCTTTTGTGAATTGCAGACATAACTCTAGAACCACGTTCTAAAAGTGCAACAGTCGTACCGACTGCAGCTTGTTGATTCATATCACCAACTTGCATATCAGCGATTGCTGCAAATCTTTGGCCGGCGTTAACTACAATTCCCATTAATTGTAAAAGAGTTTGGTCTGGTCCTTTAAAAGGTAAAGTCATAAACTGATCTTTGATATTTCCACCAGGAGCATCTACATCTCTAAACTCTCCAGGCTGTAATGGCTGTGCATCATCTCTAACTCTAATACCACGAGACTTAAATCCTGCTGGTAAGTTTGCTAAAGTTCCAGCATCAAGAAGTTGTCTTAATGCAGCTGTTGCAGTTCTAGTTAAACCACCAATCATATGTATTAAACCAAAACCATAGAAACCAGTTCCTGGTAAAAATTTAAATTGTACAAAGTAGTTTACTTTTTTTCTTAATGGATCTTGTTCACCGTAGTTTCTTCTAATAGATAAAACTTTATTACCTGCTTGAGATACAGTTACAACATACGGAAGTTTAATTCCTGTAGGCTCCCCGTCATCGCCTATATCTTCATAACCTTCTAGATCTAAATTAGTATGTACTTCATACAAAGTGTATTGATCCTCTTGGCCATCTTTAGCAATTCCTTCAAGTTCTAATTTTTTATCTTGTAATTGATTTTCTGTAACTGGCGGTGATCCTAATTCTACGTCTCTATAGAATCCTGCCACTTGTTGTTTTCTTAAATCATTTTCAGAAATTTTAATTACGTGAATTACCGCTTCCGCATCTTCTAAACTGTTTGCAGAGTACGGAACAATTAAATCATCTGCAGGTACAAACTTTGATACGGCTCTACCTAAAAGATCGTCATAGTAGACTTTCTTAAAAGTAGAACCGGATAGAGGGAGGTAAAAAAGCATTTGATCAAACTCGGGTTCGTATTCTTTCATTTGATCCATAATTTGGTAATTCATAAAATCTTTAACTCTTTTAGATTGCTCTTCTTTAGCAACATCAACTGCTCCTAAAATTTGAGTTCTAACTGGACCATCAGCTGGTAATAATTCTTTGTAAGCTTGCGCTTGAAATTGTGTAACCGCTTCAGCAAGTACAGGGTGGTTAACACCTGATGCACCTCTGAAAGGTTCTGTTCTTCTCTCGTATTTAAATCCTAAAAGATCTAAACCGTTTCTATAAGTATCTTCCCAATCTCCACGTGATTCTTTATACTCATTAAAGTGATCAACCATTTTAGCACCTAATGGTTCTAAAATTTCATCTCCTAAAAAATCTGCTAGGTTTTCAAAGTGATCTTCACCACCTTCTCCGGATACAGCTTTAGGGTCAAATGCAATCTCTGCACCGCCTTCTTCATCCATAGTAACTTCGATGTTACCTTGTTGATCTTTTCGTTCGGTTATCTTTTCTTTTTCTTCAATTAGTTCTTCTTGCTTTGGAACTTCGATAACAGTTTCTGAAACGTTTGGAAGTGGTTTATCTATTGTAGCCATTTATTATTTTTCCTCTTTATTGAACAGGTTATATATGAATCCCTCTTCATTTTGATATTTCTTATACTGGTCATATGCAGTCATAGCTGTGCTTACTGCAAGTCCCGGTAAACCTGCAAACCTGCTTATACCCCTAATTGTACCAGGATTCAATCCTAATCTTAATGCTGTATTTAGCTTACCTGGTTTAGATACACCAGATATATCTGATAGTGTAGACATAGTAGCAAGTCCTAACCAGTTCAATGGATTGCTTGCAATCTCTGCTGTGCCTTTACCCTCTTTTACTTGTTCGTTGATGAAGTAGCCATCTATAAGAGCCGTGGGTAGCGGAGCTCCGATCGTGGCTAAAGTTCTACCTACATTTTTTAAAACACTTTTATTGGTTGCAACTTTTAAAGGTTCTTCTCCAACTCTAACTTCCATTGGGTTTTCAGCTGCGTATGTTTTGATATCTGCTTGTGTTGCAATATCACCATCTTTAGTTGTAAATGCACCTACAACATTATCCCATTTTAGTTTCCCCACCATAGCTTCAGCTCTTGCATATGCTGTTTGTGGTATATTAATTTTTTCTTGACCAACAAATTTTTTAGGAAGAATAACTTCATTACCTAATCTTGGTCCGCTTCTTCTTTCAGACATTTTTCTTCCAATGTTAACCATATTTTCTGGAACATCTACTGATTTAACATTACCAGTTAAAGATCCTTGACGTTGTGCATAATATCTTGCATCTTGGGGATTATCAAAAAAGAATCTACCTTTTAAAGACTCACTATACATACCAGGCATATTTTTAGTTGGTTTGTATAATTTAGTTTTTCTAGCGGGCTCTTCGCCTCGAAATAAACGAATAAGTTTTTGTGAGTCTTGCTTTACATTATTCATAGCTGCACTTGTTACTGGAGCTTCAGATAAAATTTTTGCTGCTTTTTCTGGATCTTGTTTAATGGCTTGTTTACAATCTCCAGGCAAACCACCGTTAGATAAAAATTTACAAAATCTTAATTGCTCTGGTTTAGTAAGTTTATCGGTGCTATTAATTAAAGTTTGAACTGCTGTTTTTAAAAATTTTGATCCTGTTTCTTCATCTCCTTTTTTAAAAGCCATAATAGATTTTTTTAAATCAGGATCTAATAATTTAAAATTAGGATCTTTATACCTTTCTGTTGCAGCAAAAGCTGTTACCGCTCTTTTAAATATATTTTCTTCATTAGGTTGAATTGGAACAATTTCATTTTTAACTAATTTATATTTAGTGCTATCTAAACCATATTTAGCATCAGACTCTTTTAATAATTTATTAGCGGTTTCTAAATAATCTTTTGCTTTATTCCCAGAAGATTGTTTTGCTAAATTTAATAGGGTTGTTACTTTTTTATCTACAGTTGCTCCTTTATCAAATTTATTTGTAAATGTATCCAGAGCTACAACTTGATTTAAAGAATCTACGTCATTGATTAAACTAGCTCTTGCAATTCCACCCATATGTTCAGTACCAAATTTAAAATATTTTCCAAATAAATTTCTTACAGGGTCTATATTTTTTCTATCTATATATCTGCTGTAAGCATCTCCGGAATTTATTTTAAATCCTGTTTGTGGATCTATTAAAGGAACTTTTCCTTGTTTTTGAGCTTCTTTTAAAAGATTGTTTAAATTTTTATTATAGGTTCTATTTAATCGTTCAATACTGGCGCCCTCACCTTTTAATGGTCTTTCCGGTATACCTAAAGATTTTCTAATTGTTTTACTTAATTCTAAATCTCTTCCATATTCTCCTTTTTTAGTTACATCTCTTCCTAATAAATCAAAACCGGTAAATATTCTTTGACCTGTTAAAATATCTCTACCTCCAGTAGATCTATTAATAAGTTTAGGGTACTTTTCGGAAATAAAATCTAAAACTTTTTCTTTAAAACCACTTACTGCTCCAACTTTATTTGATGCATAAACTTTTTTATATGCTTCTTTATTTTTATTAACAAAATCTTTTAAATCTTTTAAAGCTGTTTTTTTATTTTTTGTTAAATTTTTTTGATTTGTAAATTCAAGTTTAGCTAAATCTGGTCTTTTACTAATTCTAGAACCTAAAGCGCTTAAAGTAAGTTGTCTAACATTTTTTACATCAGATGGATTTTTTTTTAAAATTTCATCAACAATTTCAACTCTTGATTTTCCTGCTTTGATATCTGTTTCTAAATTATCAAAAGTGTAGTTTTTTAAATATTTACTTTTGTCTGCGGATTGTTTTGTTGCTGATTTAGCAAATCCTTTTGGTAATACTATTTTTTCTTCTTTTAAAATTTTATTAAAAGTTTCATTATTGATTGTTCCAAATTGTGAAAATATTTTTTTTAGAATATCGGTTCGAGAATATAACCCTGTTTTGGCTAACTCTACAATTTTTGCTCTTTTTTTAGGATCTATTGTAGACACTATCGCCTCCTAGTGAACATCGTAGCGAGGCCGCCTTTTCGGTAACCAATAATACCGCCATCTTTTTCTCCACCACCATAATCTTGTGTGCTAGCTCCAGCATAACTTCCATCTGAACCTGCATATGAATCT